GGTGGACACGTCCGGCACCTCTACGACACTTAGCAATGCGTATGTTTTTAAAGGAGTGTTTGACCAAGACGCGTCAGATACGACCGTTGGCACGGCCTATCTGTTTCATGGAGATTACCAAGGTGTGATTCCAAGCACAGCTTATGGAATCTATATCGCTGACGCAGTAGATAACTACTTTGGTGGTAATGTTCGATCACTTACAGGATTTAAGATCAATCAAACGGAGGTGATTAACTCAAATCGCGAAGGCACCTTTACTTCGATTAAGCACGACAATACCACAGACGTAGTCATTGACCTGGATGACAACACCTACACCAAGATTAACAATCCCGATGGCGACTTAGCTATCTCAATTGGTGGCGGTGGTAATACTGACCTCATGAACCGTTACATCAACGATCTACACAGGTTCAGAAAAGCTGACGATACAACAGATCTAGCCTTGTTTATGACTGGATCGATAACTTTTTACGAGCCTGTAAGTGCCGATGTAATTTACAGCGATGAAATAATACTCAGCAACGGCGCACCATCAACAACCACCAACAGACTTTACAACGATGGGGGCACGCTGTATTTCGACGGCTCTGCTGTTGCTCAAAGTCCAGCGTTTAATGACCTAACAAACAAAACGTCAGGGACAGGTGATTACAAAACGACTGGCAGGTTCCGCTCAGGTGGCAATATAAAATCAGGCGAAGGTTCTGGCGGCGTTGCTCTGACTATCAACGACGGCTACGGCAACGCCAATGTAACGTTTAACCACGAAAACGGTGTGCCTGAACAAGACGGAAATGCAGCACGTATTGAGGTCAATACAGACTCAAGTTCAAACGCCACTATGTATTTTGAAGTCAAGTCGGGCGTCACTGATGGTACTGCTGTACAAACAGATGCAGTCTTCCAAGCAGACGGGGCCGGGATAGCAATTGCTGGTGCTAAAACACTGCGTTCAGCAAGTGGTACATTGACACTAAGCGCGGACGACGTTGATTTTGTCGTTTCAGACACGACTGACTCCACTCAAAATTTTATCTGGCGGGACTTTAGTGCTTCAAAGTTGTACCTCGGAACTCCTGATGCACAAGTAGAGCTTAGGTCACACCTTACGCAGCAAAGCGGATACAACATAACGACTCTAGGCACCATTACCGCCAACAGTGTGGTAGTGAACGGTTATGACGTCCTTACGTCTGGTAGCCAGGTTACTACAGCGGGTTCAATCACGGCAGGCAACGCCTCAACCAGTCTTGGCTACTACGTCGGCACGACTCAGGTCATTCAAGGCTCCACGAGGAACCTAGTCAATATTGGCACTATCAACAGCGGCGCTATCACTAGCGTCGGTAATGCCACTATTTCAAATCCGTCATCTGGCGCTAGGATTACCCTGAATAGAACGGACGTTGGCACGAGCGGTGTATTTCTTGTAGGAAGTTCTTTTAGCTACATAGGGACTACGACTAACAAGCCGTTTCATATTTACCAAAACAACGCCTCTGCGCTTGAGTTTGACACAAACAAAGACGCAACCTTTGCAGGTGCCATTACCGCTAGCGGCACCATAACCTCAAACGGAAACACTGTACTGACAAGTGCAAGCTACGACACGCAAGTTTGCCACTTAAAATCAAATGTCAACGCGGCTATCAATCAAGGCGCTGCCAACGAGTTCACTGTCGACTTTAATTTAGAAGAGCATAATGACAGCACGACCTTTTCGCACTCAAGCGGCGTCGTCACAGTCGCAACGACTGGCTGGTACAAGGTCTACGCCAACATGGTGTACGCGAACGCATCGTCATCTGCGCGAAACACTGTGCGAGCTTACGTAGAGAAAAACGGCAGTGAGATCGTCAGTACGCGTACTTACGATTACGACCGTGGATCGAGTTACGGCAAGTACTCAAACAACAAAATAGAGACAATGCTGTATTTAACGGCTAACGATACTGTTTCTATTGGTAACTACGCGTACAACGAAGACGGCGTTTGCACTATTGAGGCCGCTGAGTGTGAGTTCATCGTTTCATCGGTAAGTGTTCAAACTACTAGCACTAACACTGACACCGTAGATGGACTGCATGCCTCGTCGTTTATTCGTAGCGACGCTGATGACACTGCGACTGGTGAAGTCACCTTTACCTCCGACATACACATGAATCAGTACCTCCGCCATACCAGCAATGCTGGTACGAATTTAAGATTCGAGGTGGATCGTGTTCGCATTACAGCAGGCAACGTCGAAATGATCGACTGCGTAGAAAGCACCACAGACTACGTTGATATTGTTGATCGAGTCCGCATCACGGCAGGTGCTGGGCTTGAGTGCGAAGGAAATATAACGGCCTACTCAACAACCAGCATTTCGGACATCAACCAGAAAGAAAATATCCAGCAAATCGGCAATCCCATTGAAAAGATTAAGCAAATCTCGGGATATACATTTGATTGGAAAAACTCAGGCGATCACTCCGGAGGCGTAATAGCTCAAGAGATTGAGCAGATCATGCCAAGCATCGTAAAAGAGACAAGCATCAGAGATAGCGAAACAATGAAATCAGTTGATTACCAGGCAATCATTGGACTCCTGGTTGAAACTGTTAAAGATCTAAACAAGCGCATAGAGGAACTTGAAGATGGCAATAACTAGCAGCAAATCTATTTATCGAATAGAAATCCAAGACACACAACCTGACCCAGAACTAATGGTTCTGTATACCTACACTTTCGACGATCCGTCTGACGACGACTTACCCGTTAACAAAGAAGTCTCGCACAGGCTTTCTCGTTACACGGCCACGGTTGATGATGATGGTAACGAAACGCAAAGTGCGACAGACGTTAGCGGACACATGCAGTTAGTACAGGACATCTGCACCGCTATCTGGACAGACTAATGCCATTACAGACATCGGGTGCGATATCACTGCAAGACTTGCAGGATGAGTTCGGCGGGTCGCATCCGATTACGCTTAACGAGTATGGCGGCCTAAGAACATCAGGCACTGGGGCGACCATAAGTTTGTCTGACTACTACGGCGCAACAAACTCGCCAGTAGTAACGCAGGGAACATTGCAACAGCAATACTCAACGATCTACGGATTTAACAACGCCAACAACGTCGGGTCAGTGTCGCCGCCTAACTGGTACAACGGCAGTATGGAGGCTCGCTCTATTTTAGAGATCGCGAGAATAAATTCATCGGCTGGCTTGTTCTTTCATTTTGAGCTTAGTTATTCATCGGCCATACCAGCAAATGACTTTACGAGCATTCAGTTCACAGCGAACGGTACGCTGACGACACTGACATCGACAGAGTCATATACGTCGACTACACAGGGCGGCTTTGGTCGGCGCTGGTCGTGGAGTCTTTCCAACGGTCTTGACACTACTGAGGTAGCCAATATCGCGGCTGAGTTCGATGGGTCGGGCACTGTCACGATAACGGTGAATCCATGAGGACGCTGGTATACGACACGCCAGCGGCTGACGCCACACACCTTGAAGGATTCGTCGAGTCTAAGGCAATTACTCAGGCTGATCCCGTACCGTTTAGGGTGCCGATGATTAAGACAAACGGCGTGAATGACATGGAGGCGACCATTGCTTTAGTGCATCTTATGGAAGATCGCATTGATGAAGATATCGCTGACGGATCGGTCATTGGGCGTGTGCCGATTGACCCTTGAAAAACATAATCGTTGACACCACAATAGCTTCACCATTAACAAAAAAGGTGACGTTATGTCGGAGCAACAACAGGTAACAGAAGAGCAGTTCGTATTGGGCCAGCGTATGGAGTCACTGGCTCGCCAGAATGCTCAACAGGCGTTGAGAATTGCGGATTTAGAGGCGCAGATCGCACTAATTCAAGCAAAAGCACAGCAACCACAAGAAGAAACTAAACCCGTCGAGGAAGTGTCCGATGACGATTACGAAGAAGTGTCTGTCGATACTCTTAATTAGCTTCATGGCTCCTGCCTTCGGGCAGGACACTCCCGATATAGAACCAATTCCAGAATTAGATCCAGCCCCAGCGCGAGACGATGGAGAGTATGAACCAGACTTTGATGACGGCGGGGATGACAACAATGTTGAGGGTGATCTAAACAGCGTAAACAGCAATAACGGAAATGTAAGCAAAACCTATAATGGTGCAGGCAGTCGCTCTATGCCAGCAAATACTGCTGTTGCACCTAGTCTTATGAGTACAGGTCAACAATCGTGTCTTAAGTCTTTGTCAGGCGGATTGCAGCTCGTCGGCTTTGGTGTTTCCTCGGGTCTTTATAGGCAGGATGAAGAGTGCAATCGAAGGCTCAACGCCATTACGCTCTCAAATATGGGGATGAAGGTCGCAAGCGTTAGCTTGATGTGCCAAAATGCACAAGTATGGAGAGCTATGTTTATGAGCGCAACGCCCTGCCCTATCATACGATCAGGTCGTTTGTTAGTAGGGAAAAATGCGTTATTAGCTATTAAGCAGAATCCAGAGCTTTGGATTCCTGATTACGTAGAAGCAAAGGCATTTTACGATACGCTACTGGCTGGAGGTAACGATGAAAGCACTGAGCAAGAGTCTAGTACCGCTACTCTTAGTGATCGTTATCGAACCACTAAACGCGAACGAGATTGATGATCTTGTTGACACCTCACAAAGCATACGAGATACGTTTGCTTATGGCATAAAAACTATCGCTGGGGGTGAGTCATACGCGGGAGAGGGTTATATTTCTCCAGCTATGGCAGACAGTGGTTATATCACTAAATCCCAGCAAGATGCCTACAATGCCGCAGTCGCGGCAGTCCAGTCAGCAACATATAGTTACGACCCTGGTGCCGATCAATATTTTCAAGACCAAGCAGATCAAGCAATGGATGAAGTGTCTGAAATGATTGATGCGTATGTAGAAGCGGCACAGCAAATCATTATGGTTGCAACAGTCAATGAAATGGCACAAGACGCACAAGTAGCAGCAGATGAGCGAGAAGCTATGGCGCTACAAGAGTTTATGGGCGCTAACGATGTAACCCTGCAAGATGAAGAAATCGAGGCTTACAATGACGCTCTCTCGAACACTGAGCAAGCAATACAAGTGGCGGCGGCTTATATGGCAGTTGCCAATGATGAAAACTTACTTGATACAGCCGATGATATGGCAAGAGAGTACAATGTCACCTATGAGGAAGCCGCATCTATATTTTTTGACTTAGATACAGAGGCGGTTTGGGTGTCGTTTGATGGCGGTAGCACCATACAAGGCTTACAGGTCGGTAATTATTTTGCAACGGCACAGGATGTTTTAACGCGAGCAGAGACGCAAGAATTTTGGACTACTTCACCGGAAGGCGGATGTTGGTTCGCGGAGAACCAAGAAGAGTGTTTGTCTAATGGCCCTTGAAGACTTAGAACTAAATGTCGGTGGCACGTCTATAAAGGGCGTTTGGATTGCTATAGTTCTGACATTTGGCTCAACAATTGGTGGCGGAATTTGGGCGGCGTCTCAGTTCTTTGCACAACTCAATGAACAAAGTGAATCTGTTGTTGCGGCTACAACGCAAGCAGAGGGTTTGGCTACACGATTTGACGACTTACGAGAGTCTAACGCCACACGACTGCAAGCGATGGACGTTAAGCTGTCTAACATGGAGCAGGCCATGACAGCTGCTGACGTGGAGAATCTACAAGGCAAGCTGGCGGAGTTAGGCGCTAACCTAGTGCAGATCATGGATGCACAGCAAGAGCTACTAGATTTGCGTGATAGAATTTCTAGCGTTGAGAAAACGTCTAGTGAGTCAGAAATAAAGGTACAAACACGCCTTGAGAGTCTTGCTACATTGGACGCTCGACTAAAGAAGTTTGAGCGTGACATGGATGATTTATGGATGGCTATCGATGCCACCAACCCACTTGGAGGTAATTGATGGACAACGCAGCGGAAGCTTTACGGCGCATAGAGATACATGAAGCAGAGTGTAAGCTTATGCGAGAGATGATGGAAAAACGTCTCGATCAAGGCGCGGAAAAGTTTAATAAGCTAGAGCGCATGATCATGGCTATGTATCCATTTATAATCGCCTGCTTAGGTGCAGTAGAGTTTCTGTCGTGAAGTTCAATGCAGTGAAGGGTTTAATCGGCGAATTAGCGCCAACTATTGGCGCGGCCCTTGGAGGCCCTGTAGGCGGTGCGGCGGCAGGAATGATAGCGCAAGTGCTCGGTTGTGAGCCTACGCCACAGAAGATTGAGAAGGCTCTACAGACGGCCACGCCAGAGCAACTGGCTGAGATCAAAAAGGCTGAACTTGACTTTGAAGTCAGGATGAAAGAGCTTGAAGTTGACGTATTCTCGTTAGAGACGAAGGATACACAACATGCAAGAGAGGCATTCTCAGAGGATTGGACGGCAAGATCTATCGCCATTATTTCCATATTGCTGTTTGGCGGATATGTGTTTCTCGTAACGCTTCAGCCTGCCGATGATAATGACTTGAATGTAGTCAATCTTGTTCTCGGATACCTAGGTGGCATCGTGTCTTCTGTGGTGAGCTTTTACTTTGGTGCTAGTAAGTCGGGGGGCAAATGAGCGAACTTATAGAGCAGTTAAAAAAACATGAGGGCGTGGAGACTCACGTCTACAAGTGCACAGCGGGTTACGAAACCATTGGTGTTGGTCGCAATATCGCAGAGTCTGGGCTGGGTTTGAGTTCAGACGAGATTGACTACCTGTTACAGAACGACATCAATCGTTGTGTACGCGAGCTAGCTTATGCGTTTGACTGGTTTGCTAGCCTCGATGGTGTACGTCAGGATGCAATGGTCAACCTAGCGTTTAACCTTGGTATGACGCGCCTACAGCAGTTTAAGCTAGCGTTAGATGCTATGGAGCGTGGCGATTACGCACGCGCTGCGGCAGAGTTCCTAGACAGTCGATGGGCCAAGCAAGTTGGCAACCGAGCCATCGAAGTAACGTACATGATCCGCGTAGGCGAATATCCCTAAGTTCTACGTGGAACATATCTAAACAAATCTGTTGACACAACATTTGTGTTTTAGTTTACTCGTCCTGTCACAAGGAGGAGCTGACTATGAAAACAAAAGCAGAAGTTTGGTTTTATTTGGACGGGCAGAGAGTTTCTCGTATCGTTAATAGCGAGAACTGGCTAGAACCTAATGACGCAGTTTGGCGCGAGCTAGGCAAACCCAGAACACCATTTATCTATCACTACAGAGAATTGACTCCGAAGACTCATAAATTTCGTAGTGGTCATATGTGTGTGCAAGCTCAGTGGAAGCCAGAGCACGGAATGACTAAAACGCTGAAGATACGAGGTGCGTTATGAGTAATTCAATGAGTGGAACTTTAGTCGAGGTGCACTATCGCGGCTACTTGAAGCACATCTGTAAGGAAGTGGATGCAATAAGCGACCTTATCAAAGAGATGCAATCGTTCACACGTCATTTCGATAATTGCGATTTTGAACACGCCGCATTGGAAGAGATCGCTAGGCATCTCGAATATGCAGACATGCACCTAGAGAAATTACGCAATGCCCTTTAAAACCGTAGTATGGGAGCGCGCCAAGATCTTGATCATGGGTGGTTACCGTCAAGACGAAGTTGTTGATATATTGGCTTTAGAGTTCCAGTTCGACGAGTTCCAGCAGGAAGACTTACCCGCACTGGTACGACATCAAGCCAGATACTTCGGGGGTAAAGATGATAATTCAAATAGCAGTTGAGGATGCCTACAAGATAGGCGAGAACTCAGAAGAGTTTATGGGCGCACCGATCGACGATTACGACGATGGAATGCTTTGGGTAGTCGCCGACCCAGCGGAGATTGAGATCGAAGCTAAATGGTGGCAGACGAAAGAACCCCACGAGTTTTGGGGCCAAAAGGGATACGAGTCACTCACTGAGTATGAGATTTACAGTTGTACTTGGCATGGCTACGTCATCATTAACGAAGAGGAAGTGTTCGAAAAAGTGGAGTTAGACAATGTCTAAGAAAGCAAATGTCCCAGAAAAGGTAGGAGCGGTGCTGCGTAAGATTGGTGCAGACCCCGCAACTGCTGGATGGGATTGTCATGGAACGTACGTGTTGTTGCACAAGACTTTAGAGAAAGTCGCTGCGGCAGAGGGAGTAAAGTTTGATCCGCCTGAGATCCTAGTGAACGACATAGAAAACAAGCGCGTGGCGATTCTCGTCAGCGGGTGGCTGAACGGTCGTGAGGAATGGTCAATCGGTGAGGCGGCTGAGTACAACAACAAGAACACATATCCATACGCTATGGCTGAGAAGCGAGCGAAGGATAGGGTGATTTTGAAGCTAGTAGGTTTGCACGGAGACGTGTACAGCGAGGACGAGGCTGATGACTTTAACCAGCGTAATGAGGTTTACAAGGAAGAGGCCAGCGTCAACGCTAAGAAGGAGTTTGTAGAGTACATGAAGCTACTGCGTGAAAACATTGATTGGTGTTACAGCGCGGCGGCTCATATCGCTAACGAGGATTGGTATGCGTTAGCGGGGCAATGGAAGGACATAGACGACGACACAATGTCTAAGTTGTTCATTGCTACAAGTAACGGTGGGTTCTTTACCACCAAAGAGCGGGAGAGATGCAAAGTCAATCCCGAATTCAGCAAAGCACGGAAGGATGTAGCGAATGGAGTATGACAACACAAACAGCGGAGTATTGTTCCGCGAGCAAGAGAAGAAGTCTGACAAGCACCCAGATTTCAAAGGTAGCATCAACGTCGATGGTAAAGACCATTGGCTAAGTGGTTGGGTGAACGAGGCTAAAGATGGTAGAAAGTATTTCAAACTATCTGTTCAGCCGAAGGACGCTCAAGGTGCAAAGCCTGCACCAAAACAATCAAATAGTTTCACTAACGAGGATATCCCGTTTTGAACTACATCAACTGCGGGCGGTGCTTAGGTATCGCCCAATCTAAGTTTGGTCTTACTAATGTGGATGTCGCTGAGAAGTTAGATGTGCATCCACAGCAGGTCTCTCGGTGGAAGAATGGCGAAAATATGAAGCTGCACACCATACAAGACTTGTGTGAGGCATTTGGAATTACATTAGAAGAGTTCTTCTCGTTGACCTAAAAAAAGCCCCCACGAGGGGGGCAAATGTCACGAAGCGGGAAGGAGTCCCAAGCGGAGTATATAACAGAAAGATGTCCGTACAAAAAATACTAGAACGGCTAGAGCACGTTCGCAAAGTCTCTGGGGATCAATGGGTAGCAGTTTGCCCATCACACGATGACAGAAGCCCGAGCTTGCACGTCAGAGAGAAAGACGACGGCAGGATACTCATACACTGCAAAGCAGGTTGCGGCGCAACTGAAGTCTTAGACTCTATAGGTTTAAGTTATAACGATTTGTTTCCTGATTCAGGTACGGAATATAGAGCGTTTAGTCGAGTCAAAGACCACACCGTAGATGACTTCGTAGTCGAGATCTGGAACGCTGATCGTAAACTAGGTCGCAAACCAAGCAAGGCTGACAAAGAAAGGTATCGGCAAGCGTTAATGCGTGGCGGGAAAGAGACAGGCTGGGTAGATGAGATACTTGATAACACATGAGTATCGCGGCAGTCAGTTGGGCACTCAACGAAGTGCGGGGGTTACGCGCTGCTGAAAAAGCAATACTGATAGCTTTAGCGGATAGAGCAGATGCCGATGGGTATTGCTTTCCAAGCTACAAAGACATCAGTGATCGCAGTGGCGCGCATAGAGAAACGATCAGCACAGCTTTAAACAAGTTTGAGGAGCTGGGGCTGATACAGCGGAAACGGAGGTACAGCAAATCTAATGAATACTACTTGTGCGTCACACACCGAGAACCAATCAGAGTCGAAGAAAAGAAGGCGGAAAACAACAAGCAAGACGGCTTCGATAATTTCTGGTCGGCCTATCCCCGTAAGACTGCTAAGAAGCCAGCGTCACAATCGTGGGGCGCGCTAAACAACAAAGATAAGAAAGCTGCAATCGAAGGTTTAAGCACCTACGAATTCAGTAAAGAAGCGAGGTTTATCCCACATCCAGCGACGTGGATACGTCAGCGCAGGTGGGAGGATATTGAATCTGTCACGATTCAGTCAGGAGGGTTAGAGATTTGAAAAGTGTAGCGCGTGCATTTGATTTCACAGATGCAGACTTGCAAGAGATTTACCGTCGGTCAGAAGCGGCTGATGTCATTACTATTCCACAGATACGTGATGAGTTCTTAGCGGAAATACAGTCAGACCCTGAGACCACAGGCTATCCCTTGCCTTGGCAGGACACTGAGCACTTGGTGCGGTTGCGTACTGGTGAGCTGTCAGTATGGGCAGGGATCAATGGTCACAAAAAAAGCACAGTAATAAGCCAGGTTGCTGTTCACGTAGCACAGCATGTGAAGGTTGGGGTAGCGAGCTTTGAGATGCGACTAACCGACACAGCTAAGATGATGTGTAAGCAAGCAGGTGCTGTCGATGAAGTCACCCTAGATTTTGCTGAAGATTTTCTAGGGTGGAGTGATGAGCGCATATTTCTGTACAGAGCACTCGGTGGAGTGACTGCTTTAGAAGCGCTGGGCAGTATCTCTGCAATGTCTGACATGGGCTGCAAGCTGATCGTCGTTGATAACTTGCAATTCTGCGGAGTGACCGATGACATTGAGCGAGAGCGTTTATTCGTCAACCAGTTAGTCGGACTGGCAGATGCCCTCAACGTACACATAGCTATGGTGCATCACGTCAGAAAGCCACAGTCAGGCGGGGACGAGTACATACCTACGAGATTCGATGTGAGAGGTGGGGGTACGATTGTCGATCAAGCTCACTTGCTCTTCATTTGCTGGCACAACAAGAAGAAGGCTGAGTACGAGAAGATGCAAGAATTAGGAGTGCCGATAGGTGAGAAGGGAGCAGAGATACTCAAGCAACCTAACTTCAAGCTTATCGTCGCTAAGCAGAGACATGCACCCTTCGAGGGCACGATTAATCTCTGGGAGGGTAAGGGGCAGACGTTCAAACGACAAAGTCAGCAATCGTTGAGAGTGAAGATACCTAGAGCAGGCGGCTACTCAGAATGAGGGTGCTTGATCTCTTCAGCGGTATTGGAGGATTTAGTGTGGGGCTTGAGGCGACAGGAATGCAGACAGTAGCGTTTTGCGAGCCTGATAAATATTGCCAGAAGGTGTTGAAGAAAAACTGGCCCGAGGTGCCAATCTATGACGACGTTAGAGAACTCACAGCAGACCGATTGGCTGCAGACAGAATTGCAGTCGATGTCATCACAGGAGGGTTCCCGTGCCAAGATATCAGTATCGCAGGAGCGCCGTGGCTGGAGGCAGGGGGAATTTACTCAGAGCGATCAGGATTGTGGTTTGAGTATTTCAGACTCATTTGCGAGATTCGACCACGATACGCAGTGTTGGAAAACGTACCAAACCTGCTTGCTGGAGACGGGGGATCTTGGTTTGGAACCATTCTCGGGAACTTGGCCTCGGTCGGGTACGATGCAGAGTGGCATTGCATACCAGCTTCCGAACTTGGCGCTCACCACCACAGAGATAGGGTCTTTGTCCTTTCCTACCCCAGCCAGCAGGGACTACAAAGGGGCAGTGAGACCAGAGACGCTAGAAGCAAAAGGCAGGAACGCAGACACCAACTCATTACCAGACGCCATAGAGTATCGTGGCGAGAGTGGGAGACTGAACCCAGCGTGGGTAGAGTGGTTAATGGGCTACCCCATCGGGCACACAGAATTAGAGGATTAGGGAACGCAATCGTTCCACAAATAGCAACAATGATAGGGAGGGCGATATGGGACAGTTCTGGATCGTAAAAGACAAAACGCACATCGACGAGAGAGTCGATCACTTTAAGCAATGGCTGAAGACTGAGTTTATCGGCGATCACCCTATTATGTGGGAGCCACAACGGTACAAGGCGAAGAGATCGCTGTCGCAGAACAGTTTGTTTCACTTATGGTGTCGCGAAATCTCACAGCACTTCTCCGCTAGGGGCGCAGATATATGTGAAGAGCGCATGAAAGAGCTGCTGTGCTATAAGTTTCTAGGTACAGAAGACAGAACCATAGGGCAAACAGTCATTGAAGGGCAGGTCAGGCAGACTTCGAAGCTCGATACAGGCGAAATGACAGACTTCATGGATCAATGTATAGCGTGGGCTTTGGATCACGGTGTGAAGCTTAGTAACCCCCCGAACTCTGAATATATGAGGCTCACCAGTGGCGCGTAAGCGAACGACAACATCGTTAATGGAAGAAGCTGCAAAGCTTACACAAAAGCTGGTAAGGATGAAGGCTGCTAATCCCTTTGGCATTGCACAATGTGTGACGTGTGGAAAGGAGGATAGCTGGAAGGAGCTGGATGGTGGTCACTTCGTGCCTCGTGCTCATAAGAAGCATAAGCTGCGTGAGGAGAACATTCATCCACAGTGTCGTTACTGCAACCGATATCGCAATGGCGCACTGGCTGAGTACACCCTTTACATGATAGATATGTACGGGAGGGATTTCGTGGAATGGCTATGGGAGACCAAGCAAGAAGTCGTCAAGCCAAACCGTGATGAATTAACGGAGCAGATAGCAGATCTGAAAAGACAGATTGCTGAACAGGGAAAGAGGCTGGGGGAATGATGCGATACGCAGTGTCAAATTGGATGGATAAGATCGAGATGTACGACAAAGAAGAAGTGATGATCGCAATCAAAGCGGCTATGAAGATGGCGCAACGGCTTGAAGAGGACATGGCTGTACTACACGACTTGCGTGTCGTTTCTCTTGCGACCAATGACGAACCAGCGTTAGAAATAATTAGATACAGAGGTTATTGATATGAGCGACTTAGCTTATGTGCCGAAAGACAGGATGATAGCTACGCTAGTAGAGGAGCTGCCTTCGTTCGTTTATTACAACGTCAATGTAGGGCAGGTACTAGATCTCGTGATGGGAGACATCAGAGCGTACACCGACGTGCTAGATACTAACTGGGTGACTCTTGTGTATAGGCTACATCACGCGGAGATTCTAGAGTGGTGCGACATGGAGTATGCCGATCTCATTGACCCAGATTACGAGCAACAGGCTGTAAACTTCATCATGGCTGCAACGTGTAACTGGGCGCGAAAGTTCTGCGAGGCGTATGCTGACAGTGGTAAACTCAGCGAGATGGTAGACGACTGTAAGGTGATTCAGTTTGATAGATATAAAACACAATTTCACTGATTGCATCGACGATCTACAGTCTATGGTGAAGGATCAGATACCCTTTGCTACCTCTCTCGCCATGAATAACTCATTGAAGAGCGTGCGTGAGAAAGTCAAAGCTGAGATGGATAATCACATCGAGGGTGGCCCTACGTACTTTACCCGCACGGGTATGATGTTGTTCGCTACATCGAAGGATAACCCAGAAGGCGCTTTGATCTTTAAGTCATTAGATGGCTCTCAAGCTAAGTCGCGTGCCTATATGCAACAGCTCATGTATTCAGGGAGAAAAAATGCTTTCCGTCGCAAACTGCCAGAACCTGATACGGACAACTTCAAGAAGTACGCTCCAAACTACTTTACCGATAAAGGCAATATCAAAAGGAACTTCTACAAATACGCCACGGCGAAAGGGAGCAAGAAATACTTCAAAGGCATCCCGAAGCCAGGCAAGCCGCACTGGAAGAACAATGAGGCGTTAAGAGGTATTTGGGTTAGAACAGAAGACGGGCCGCGTATGCTTGTGAGTCTCAAGCGTAGCTCGCGTCAACAGCGTAAAACCTTTGATGCTCCATTCATTGCAAGACAGCACTACAATTCAATTATCCATAGCGAGTATCGCGATGCCTTTGTGTTCGCACTCAAAACCATGAAATTGTAATTTACTATCCCACGGCTATGAGAGATCCAGAAGACAAGCAATGGTGGTGTGTCGAGGGCGTGCGGAGAGAGAACACGTTTTTACGACAGGCTCACATCGCTGGATGGGATATTGAAGTCGCCCCTGAAAAAGCCAGCGACCCATACCACCATGATTTTCAGGTCACTATGCCGTGCGATCTTAAGAGCATCTCAACGCCTTTCAATACGGCAGAGCAAAGATTCGGCATCCCAACGGAATATGCCATAACCATCAACGAGAAAGACTTCGTTCGTTACGCTGCTAAGTACCCCAACATACTTATCTTGCTCGATGTGCAGTTTCCAAGCGTGAAGCGTAGGCTATTCAGCATCACGTTGGATCGTGCGCGTAAGTTGATTAAAGGTAAGAAGGCGTTTCGTCATGAATATCTACATCGCGTCGATGATCAGCATGGCAACGCCAAAGCCAGTTATGTCTTCGATGTTCGTGACCTGGATCAATTAATTTAACGACTGCAACACTGTTTACTATCCCACGGTTAGTTAGAACGTGTTTACTATCCCACGCATACGTATCCAACCTGTAGGCCATCGGCGCTTTACTATCCCACGGATACATTTTGTATTTACTATCCCACGGATACATATCGCCCTGTAGGCAATCGCTGGTCAAAATTTGATCAGGTGCTGAATCGGTCGAAATCCGTTCGAGATCGGTCGAGGTCGGGCCGATTTTGGGAGGTGCGGCGGGGTGTCGCTCGAGGTTCGGCGGGCAGCGTGCTAAATGCCTGCAGACCGCGCCCCGTCTCGGGGGTCAATACAAAAGTGTTTGCAATCCGTTTTATTTCCGTGCATATAATGGCGCCACAGCGACGGAGCGGGGCCGAGCTGGTCAAAAATTAACCACCCGCAAACACGGAGTAGATAGACATGACGATTAACACAATCAAAGTAGTAAGCCAGCTGGACTCAATCGCACGCGGTCGCGGCTGCAGTATTGAGCAAGTAGCAGTTTCAATTGATAAGCGCGAGGCTGCAGTTATCTTTTGGCATGACGATAAAGAGGTGTACAGCGCGCACTCGTATGGGTGGTGGGACACCGAGGAAATGCCTAGCCACACTTACTGGGGCTCGTATGATCTCAACTTAGACGGCGCACGCCGAGTATGGGCTGAGAAGTCTCGCCGATTCATGGAGGGGTTCTGATGTCTGATATCGCGATAGCCTACTCAGTCTTATTAGGTGTTTTTATCTTATTCCCCGTGATTTTCGCGGGGTTTGTTTTGACTGGTCACATTAAAGGGGGTGAGTAATGGACACCGTAAAAACGGATTTTTGTGTTGAAGCTACATTTGATCAGATAGATAACGCGACCGCGATTCTCCGCGAGTTGCTCGATTCGCTGGACTACATGGCGAGCGAGCTAGCTGACTGCGTTGTGTACGGAGCCAAACCTTTATGGGGTGAGGCGGACAGCGAAAAGCTAGATAAGACACTCGGTGAGTGGTCTCTCAGCCTGCCAGCCGTGCGGGCTGCAGCCGTTAACCTTAAGCGCAATACAAGCGAGGGCAAATGATATGAATATTCAGACTGTAACTAAGTACACCCGACAGAATACGGGCAGCCACTTCCTAGACTCAGGCGATCACTACGGGCGGATCTATGATGCCCCTCTCATGTCGGAGCGGGTTGAGTGGGACAAATGGGGCGAGATCACGATCTCGGTCTCGCACATGCTGGCGGAGTTCGCGAAGGTGCACCCGTTGCACAGATCGTTTTACAAGTGGGCGAAAACCGCCCCCGCCGATTGGTCATGGTTCGACGCTGGGCCCGAGTTTATGCGGTCGCGTGGCTATGAGTGCGCGGTGCGTGATAACACCTGTAACGGCCAGCATGATCTGGATCAAAACTTCGTGTGGGAGGTGTGGGTTCCAGAACATGAGAGCACCCATGATTGGTTTTATGCAGACGATGCCATCGTGGCCCTCTATATGCACACGGGGTGCGACGTTCGCGGTGGGTACAGTTCGCCCCTTTTCGTGCAGTTTACGGGCGAGGGTGTGATTCCGTTCACCTTCTCAGCTCACCTGTATAGCCCCGAGCTGTCAGAAGATGACGCGCAGCAAATAGGCTACGGGTACAGTGATTACCCGCTCGGAGAGCTGGAGTCGCTCGGGTATGAGTTCACGGGTGAATTCGAGGGAGACCGCGCGGAGTGGAAGCATACCGAGACGGGCAAGGTGATCAACGTCTACGTTGAGTTTGACTGTTACTAGGGAGGGCAGAGACATGACGACACAAAGCTACATTGTAAGAGCGAATAAAGGGCGGGCGCGTATCTGGCTCGAAGGTAAGCGCCTCACGGCTGCAGGGTTCGCGGTAGGGGCTCGGTTCAGCCCCGAGGTAATCGAAGGCGCGTTAGTGCTTAGGCTAGACCCCAACGGCTCGCGTAGGGTGAGCGGCAAGGGCGAGCGCCCCATTATTGATATGAGCGGGGGGAGCTGTGATCCGTTCATCACTGGGGACGCTGTGCAGGTCGATTACATAGCTGATCACTCTATTGTGATCACGGGGGTGCACGGTGAGCGGTAAGCCTAATGCGTATGATCTGCATCAGTTCGTGCGCTTAGACACTGGGGCGCGTCCATTCCCGCCCCGTGTGCTCATTGAGGATGCGGCTCAGGATGTAGACGACTACATTCAAGCCACCGCACCCGTACTCGCTCAGAAGTGGATAGAGGTAATGTCACGCGGTGACGGGTGGAAAGAATACGATCACCTCGAGCACACCCAATACATGTTGAATGTGTATTTTGCGAAGATGGATGCGGATGCGGCGCTGCATAACGCCAAAATGTATCTATGGGAACAATGCACCATAGACGACCCCGAATAGACCGAGTTAGTCCGTTTGCCCGCCCTGTGCGGGCTTTTTTTTGCCTGTAGATAATGCACCCCGATCCCCTAAGCCCCTGTAAGCCGTTATAAGGGCCAACCGCAAAGACCTGTACCCTATCACCCCCCCAAACCTTTTTGTTGCGTGACGGTCGTTCTATGGCCTGCTACGGGTGTGCGCTCGCACGCTGTAAGGGTTCAATGTGCGCTGGCTTGCCGTGTGCGCCTGTATGCCTGCCCATTGTCGCTAGGGTTACGGTATCCCACGGCACCCCCTCGAATCTGCCCCGATCCTCGCCCGATCTGCCCCCGATCCTGCCCGATCGCCTGCCCCCCTCCGCATGGCCTGTCCACCCCTCCCACCCCCCTCAAAGGTACTCCGCCCGATGCGTCCCACGGGTGCTGGTGCGGCGCGAACGAGCGCTAGCGATAGAATAAAGGAAAACTAATTTAGAACTTAATGGAATAAACAGCTCACATCATTAGTGTTACGGACTCACAAAGGTTAATATGATGGTTAATATGATGATTAGTGTACGGAATTCCGCACTACTGATCGTACGGAAAACCGAACTACTGATAGTACGGAAAACCGAACTACTGGAGGATGAATGCCGAGCACGGGTGGAGTTAAGATAGGGTCATCGTATGATGAGGCTAGAACGCGCAAGGTAAATGCTGAAGCTGAGATTGCGGAGCTTGAGCTGAAAAAGATACATGGTGAATTGGTCAATGCAGATGATGTAGTCTCAGCGTGGACAGATGTACTTGGCTCGGTGAAGGCTCGTCTGTTATCTATACCGACGAAGGCTGCCCCTGTAGTCTCGGCAGAAAGTAACGCAGGAATTTGTCAGGCCATAGTAGAAGACTTAATTACTGAAGCATTGGAAGAACTATCACGATATGACCCAACGATTAGTCCAACAGAATCGACTGCTAGCCAAATTGAAGTCAGCAATGAAGGTGATGACACCGCCCCCAAAGCTAAGCGTAAGCGAGTGGGCAGACCGAGAAAGGCGGCTGGACTCGCAAAGTAGTGCTGAACCAGGCAGATGGTTTACTTCAAGAGCTGAATACCAAAGGGGAATAATGGATGCGTGTTCTGACTCTGAGATTCAAGAAGTTGTCGTCATGGCGGGAGCGCAGCTTGGTAAGACTGAAGCTCTACTCAATATTATTGGCTTCCACATTCATCATAATCCGTGCCCAATTCTCGTCTTACAGCCGACGCTGGAAATGGCTCAGGCGTTTTCGAAAGACAGAATTGCATCAGGATTACTCCGTTCGACCCCCGTTCTCAAAGACAAGGTAAAAGATCCTCGTGCGCGTGACAGTGGGAACACAACCCTGCACAAAGTCTTCGCTGGGGGTGCGATTACTATCGTGGGTGCTAATTCGCCTGCGGGTCTTGCGTCTCGACCAATCAGGATCGTCCTATGTGACGAGGTGGACAGATACCCAACGTCAGCAGGAAGCGAGGGTGATCCCATCCAGCTTGCACGGAAACGAAGTGCAACCTTCTGGAACCGAAAGATCATCATGGTCTCTACTCCGACAAACAAGGGAGCATCCCGTATTGAGGATGCTTACGAAAAGTCTGACCAACGTGAATATCATGTGCCTTGTAAACATTGCCACACTCCTCAGAAGCTCAAGTGGGGGAATGTAAGATGGGAAGACGGTCAGCCTGAGACGGCGAAGTATGCGTGCGAAGAGTGCGGTACCTTATGGGATGAGGCGGATCGCGTTTGGTCTATTCGCAACGGTGATTGGATAGCGCAGAAGCCGTTCGCTGGTACAGCAGGATTTGCAATTAATGGTCTTTGTTCTCCGTGGACACCTCTTTCTGACGGTGTGCGGGACTTTTTGAGCGTTAAACGGAATCCAGAGCAGTTACGTGTGTGGACGAACACCTATCTTGGTGAGACATGGGAAGATGCTGGCGAGCAGATTGATGACTTCGAGCTAGCGGACAGAAGAGAGGAGTTTTTGTCCGTTCCTGATGAAGTCATGGTTTTGACGGCTGGTGTAGACGTGCAGGACAACCGTTTGGAAATGACGGTGCAAGGATGGGGCAAGGATGATGAATCCTATGTTTTAGATCATATCACTCTGTACGGAGACCCATCGACTCCGCATCTTTGGAATGACTTAGACACTCAGCTTAATAAACAATACGAAACAGAGTCGGGCAGGGTGTTGATGATACGTGCTGCAGCGGTTGATAGCGGTGGTCACTTCACTAACAGCGTTTATGCGTACTGCAAGAAGAACCAAGGTCGTAGAATCTTTGCGATTAAGGGTGTCGGCGGTGATGGCAAGCCAATAGCAGGTCGGCCAAGCAAAAATAACACGGTCAAGTGCCCGTTATTCCCAATTGGCGTAGATACGGTCAAAGATTTGATATTTGCACGATTGAGGATAAAAGAAGCTGGTTCTGGCTACGTTCACTTCAACGACATCTTGCAAGATGAGTATTTTCGCCAGTTAACAGCCGAAAAAGCGGTAACGAGGTTCCATAGAGGGTTCAAAAAGCGGGTTTTTGAGAAAGTAAGACCAAGAAACGAGGCACTCGATTGTATGGTGTACTCAATCGCCGCGTATAGTATACTCGGGGTGAATGTAAATGCTCTGGTTAGTAAAATGACAGAGCAGGAGCAACCGCAAAAACAGGAAAGTGAGCCTGAGAGGAAACGTGAGGCGTTTATGCCAAGCTATCCACGTAAGGGGAACTTCGCAAATTCTTGGCGATGATAGGCTATGGCAAACTTATTCGACGCTGCAAACGCTCCAGAAGGGGAACCCGCTGAGATAGTCGTTGGCGATTTTATCCAGTGGAAACGGTCAGATTTAGTTGCTGATTACCCCGTAGCGACCCATTCTGCTGAATATGTGGCTCGAATCACGGGTGGCGGCTCTTCTGAAATCAAGATACCCGCTACAGAAAACGCTGATTACTATCTTTTTACTGCTGACTCAGCTACTAGCGCCGTTTTTGAAGTTGGTTTGTACCACTGGCAGCTAGAAATCACTCAAACCAGCTCAGGAAACCGCATTGTCGTCGATATTGGCGACTTTGAAGCCATTCCTGATATGGATAACAACCAAGCTGATCCTCGTATACACGCAGAGAAGATGCTTACTAAGATTGAGAGCCTTTTAGAGGGTAAAGCAGACTCAGATGTGTCTTCTTACTCGATTGCGGGTCGCTCTTTAACTAAATTGAGCTTCCAAGAGCTTGTTGATTCTAGAGATTACTACCGCAGAGAGGTGGTGAAGCATAAAAACGACAGCTTGACGAAAAGAGGCAAGAAAAACGGCTCAACCATACAGGTAAGGTTCTGATATGGGATTATTCGATAGGCTAACAGGCAAAAAGCCAGAAACAACGGATAAAACGAAGGTTTTTAAGCGTTCTTATCACGCTGCGAGCACTGGTCGCTTGTTTGCCGACTATGTTGACTCTCAACGGTCAGCAGATAGCGAATTACACCCTGTAATCACTCGAATGAGAGCCAGATCGCGTGATTTGGCCCGAAATAATGAGTACGCACGGCGATATTTCAACTTGCTGAAGACAAATGTGGTCGGTCAGCACGGTTTCAAGCTACAAGTTAAGGCGTTAGATCCTAGAGGGGCGTTAGATACGGATGGCAATACAGCCATCGAAACAGCGTTTAAAGCATGGGGTAAGCGCGGTAATTGCACCGCAGACGGCAAAATGTCGTGGATAGACGTGCAAAAAATGGTGATGGAAGGTTTAGCGCGTGATGGTGAGGTGTTCATCATCAAGCACAGAGGCAATAGCTTCCACGATAGCTTCACTTTGGAGTTTATTGAGCCAGATCAGGTAGATGAGGAGCTGAACGAGCGATTAGATAGCGGTCGTGAGATCCGTATGGGCGTGGAGCTGGATAAGTTCCGTAAGCCTATCGCTTATCACCTTCTTACTAGCCATCCTGGTGACTATGACTTCGCTAGTATGGTCAAGTCGCCTAAGCACAAGCGCGTGCCAGCGGAAAAGGTCATCCACGTATTCCAGCCACTTCGCGCTGGTCAGACGCGTGGTGAGCCTTGGATGTCGGCGGCGATGGGAAGTATTAAGCAGCTTAACGGATGGCGTGAAGCATCTATTGTAGCGGCTCGTATGGGCGCATCTAAGATGGGCTTCTTTACCTCGCCTAGTGGTGATGGGTTTACTGCCGACGAGATGGACGGCAATGTACCCATGATAGATGCCCAGCCTGGTACGTTTCATCAGCTTCCACAGGGCGTTGATCTAAAGACGTTTGACGTTGGGTATCCCACGAGTGAGTTCGATAGCTTTCACAAGTCTGTACTCAAGGGTGTGGCGTCAGGCTTAGGTATCTCTTACACGTCCTTAGCGAACGATTTAGAGGCCACTTCGTACAGTTCTATCCGCCAAGGTGCGTTAGAAGAGCGTGACTTTTATAGGAACACTCAGCAAATCATGATCGACCACTTTATCCGCCCTGTTTATGAGGCGTGGTTAGGTGCTGCGATGGAAGTAGAGGCTGTATTCATGCCTATGGCTACTTTTGATAAGTTTGCTCTAGCGTCAGAGTTCCGTGGCCGTGCTTGGAATTGGGTTGATCCCATGAAGGAGATGAATGCTGCGATTTTAGGCATGAAGAATGGTGTGTTGAGCCTACAGGATGTTGCGGCTCAGTACGGTAAAGACACAGAAGAGCTTCTTGCTGAGATCCAACGTGATAAGGATCTAATGGAGCAGTTTGGTGTCACTTACGCACTAGAGCCTTACGGTGCAGTGCAAATGGGTATACCTCCTGATATCAGCGGGGGCGACGATGGCGAAATACAAGGGTGAAGACATTGACCTTAAGCCAACTGAAGGCATGGTTGCCGAAGCTAAACGTGGCCTTGATTGGCGCAAGGAACATGGTAGGGGTGGCACTGAGGTCGGTGTTGCTCGCGCTCGTGATATTGTTAATGGGCGGGAGCTTTCTCCTAGCACTGTTCGTCGGATGTATAGTTTCTTTAGCCGACATGAAGTGGATAAGCAGGGTAAAGGTTTTGACAAGGGTGAAGAAGGCTGGCCATCCGCAGGGAGAATCGCATGGGCACTCTGGGGCGGAAACGCAGGATTTTCATTCTCACGAGCAAAAGTAAAATCGCTCGATGCAATAGACGAGAGGTGTGACGACATGGAACTAGAAACTAGAGCAGAAGCTGACGAATTAAAAGTCGGCGACATGGTGAGCTGGAATAGCTCTGGCGGTCGAGCAGAGGGCAAGATTGATCGTATTGTCCGCGACGGTAGTATCGACGTGCCTGACTCAGACTTCACGATTGAGGGCACTGAGGACAACCCAGCCGCTCTGATTACTCTGTACCGTGATGATGAGGCCACTGACCGCAAAGTAGGTCATCGGTTCTCTGCGCTTACTAAGATGGGCGAGAGGATTCATCACTACGAAGATGAGGAGCGCATGGAAGAAGAAGAGCGTACTGAGCCTGTAGAGGTGAAGACACGCGCAATGGAGATGGACATGTCTCCAATTAAGGAAGATGAGCGTCGTGTAAATATGGCCCTCAGCTCAGAAGAGCCTGTAGAGCGCTCATTTGGTGTTGAGGTGCTAGAGCATTCAGAGGATGCCATTGACCTTAGCTTCTTACGCTCAGGCAGGGCACCGTTGCTGCTTGATCACAACCCCGAAAAGCAAGTGGGTATTATCGAATCTGTCGATCTCGATGGCTCGGCACGGCGTCTCCGTGCGACGGTACGTTTTGGAAAGAACGGACTTGCCAAAGAGGCTTTCGACGATGTTGTTGATGGCATTCGCGCAAATGTATCCATTGGATACGCTATCAACAAAATGGAACGTCAAGGCAATGACAAGTATGTCGCTAAGTCTTGGCGTCCAGTAGAAGCTAGTTTGGTGTCTATCCCAGCGGATGTCTCCGTAGGCGTTGGGCGGTCAAGCGAGCCTACACCCGAAACCGTAACCGTAACTGTTAAAGAGGAAACTCCCATGACAAATGAAGTAGATGTTGCGGCAATCGAGTTAGAAGCTCGTAAAGCCGCTCAAAAAGACGCAGCTCAGATCGTTGAGCTTGGTGCTCGTCACAATCAGTCAGACATGGCAAAGCGAGCAATCGCTGAAGGTCGTTCTGTAGCTGAGTTCCGTGGCGAATTGTTGGATGTAATCGGTTCAGAGCGTGCTCTTGAGTCGCAGGACATCGGCATGACGCAGAAAGAACTCAAGAAGTTCTCTCTCGTTCGCGCTATTCACGCTCTAGCTAACCCAACTGACCGTCGTGCTCAAGAAGCTGCCGCATTCGAATTCGAGTGTTCAGAAGCTGCTTCTGCTGAGTTCGGACGTGCCGCTCAAGGCATCATGCTCCCAACAGACGTTATGCGTACTTGGAAGCGTGACCTTAACTCAGCGGATGAGGCAGATTTGTTCGGCGAAGATTATCGCGGAGCAGACTTCATCGACGTACTGCGCAACGCTTCTAGCGTAATGCAGGCGGGTGCACGTACTTTGAACGGTCTGTCAGGCGACGTTCGTATCCCTAAGAAGACAGCGGCTGCATCAGCGGCATGGATTGCTTCTGAAGGTGGTGCGGCGAGTGAGTCAGAAATGACTGTCGGCAACATCGCGATGACCCCGAAAACTTTGGGTGCATTCACGGATGTGACCAGGCAGCTCATGATTCAGTCAAGCATGGACGTAGAATCTCTGATCCGTGATGACCTTGCTACAGCTATCGCTCTTGCGATTGACTTGGCTGGTCTCGAAGGTTCAGGTTCAAGCGGCCAGCCTACGGGTATCTTGAACACGTCTGGCATCAACAGTGTTGCTAACTTTGCGGCGGCTAACCCCACCTTTGCAGAAGTTGTAACGCTTGAGACTGCACTCGCAGAAGACAATGCGCTTATGGGCAACTTGGCATACATTCTGCCAGCGGCCATGTACGGTGCATTGAAGACTACTGAGAAAGCATCAGGAACAGCACAGTTCGTAGTAGAGCCTGGCGGCACTATCAACGGACACCGTGCAATCGTTTCTAACCAAGGAACTGCTGGAAACCTTTACTTCGGTAACTTCAGCGATCTCTTGGTTGGCTTCTTCGGCGGTCTTGACCTCGTAGTTGATCCATACACTGCATCTACAACTGGTACTGTACGAGTTGTTGCACTGCAATCTATGGACGTTGCTGTACGTCACGCTGTTAGCTTCGCTAAGGGTAACGACGGAGCATAAGGCTAGTAGCCCGCCCTTCGGGGCGGGTTTTCTCTAAGGAGGATGTATGAAATACGAAGTTATTAAGGGTTGTGTAATCGCTGGTAAGACATACCGAGCGGGTCAGGAAGTCGAGCTTGATGGTCGTCTTGCTGAGTCTCTTATGGGTATTGGGCGTATTGCACCTGCTGCCGAACCTACGACAACAAATCGTGCTGTAGGCGCAGAAGGCTCAGAAGAGAAGCCAAAGACACGCAAGCGGACTACTAAGGCAAAAGCTAAGTAATGCCCGTAGAGACGCTGGATGATCGAAAGTTGCTGGTAGCTGACTTTGGAGTGGCCTGTACTGGCACGCCAACTGGCGGTGGCTCTGTATCGTTTACTGCGATATATGATGCACAGCACGCGCTAGAGGAAGCAGGCGGTTTTGTCGCTTTCTCGCTCGATCAGCCGCGTCTCACTTGCGTTTCTTCGGAGGTGTCTACTTTAGCGGAGGGTAACACCGTTGTTGTGCCAGTAGACTCAGTTAATACCAATTACACGATACGGGTTGTTATGCCCGATGGCACTGGTATTACTGAGCTGGCGTTGGAGAAGCAATGAGTCACATCCGCACAAGAATTCGTCAGAACCTTGTTACTACGCTTACGGGCTTAGACAACACAGGTAGCAACTGTTTTGACACTCGCGTATTCCCTATGCACGAAAGCGTGCTGCCTGGTATATGTGTTTATACGGTGAACGAGACTGCTCAATATCCGAGCATGAGGCCACCAAGAACTTTGCAGAAGAAACTAGCTGCACGGATCGAGGTATACGTTAAGATGACCTCGACATACGATGAAATGGTAGATCAGATAAGCGCAGACATAGAGGAAGCGTTGTATACAGATCTAACACGAGGTGGCTTGGCGATAGATACGCGAGTTATCTCATTTGACACTGACTTCTCGGCTGACGGTGATCAACCCGTCATGGTAGGGCGTCTCACTTGTGAGATTCATTATCTAGCGGTTGAGGGTAGCCCAGAAGGTTAGTAAAATCGGACATATTTATTTTTTCGTGAGGGCGTAAAAATGGCTACAAACATAGGTAAGGACGGAGCAGTTTACAGCGGTTCAAACGCTGTTGCTGAAATTAGAGACTGGTCTTTAGAGACTACATCAGAAGTCGCAGATGATACTGTGATGGGTGATTCGTGGATGACTCACACTGCTACGCAGAAGTCATGGACGGCATCATTCACAGCGTTCTGGGATCCTACTGACACTACTGGTCAGCAGACTCTGACAGAAGGCTCTTCAATCACTCTGAAGCTGTATCCCACGGGTAACAACTCAGGTGACTACGAGTGGTCAGGCACAGCGACTATCACTTCGGTGAGCAAGTCGGCATCATTTGACGGTTTTGTAGAGGCTAGCTTCTCTGCACAAGGTAGTGGAGCACTGGTTGAAGGCACTGTCTAATGAGCAAGCTAATTGATAGTGTAGTTCAGCACTTCAGTAATCTTGGCGTTAGGGAGATCGAAGTTCCCGAATGGGAAGCGACTCTCTACGTCAAGAATCTGACTATTGAGGATAAGGCTAAGTTAAATAGCCGTTCTCAAGACGATATCCACGACTATATGGTGTATGCGATCATCTTTGGCGTAGTCGATAGCGAGGGCAACCCCGTTTTCGACATTGGTGACAAGGTGAAGCTGCGTCGTCATGCGTCCTCAGCAGTCGTGGAGCGTGTTGCAAATGAAGTATTAGCGTTCCAGACCCAAAGCGAGGAAGATCGCGAAAAAAACTAACGGACGACCAAGGGAACCCGACTGAGCTTTACAGGGTCTTTGAGCTAGCGGAACATCTTGGTCAGACAGTTAGCACGATTTTGGCAATGACGCCCACTGAGTTCCAACATTGGTGGACGTTCTTCAGTATAAGGGCGAAAAGGCAAGAGCGTGAGCAATCCAGATCCAATCGTAATCCACCTTCAGGCAAAAGACGACGGCGTTAACGAACTCTTTGATAGCACTGAGCGGCTGATAAAAAAGCAAAAGAAAGCAGTAGAAGACACCATGCGTCGGATGAAGGAATATCATCGGACGTTAGGCATGACCAAGCAAGAGCTTGAGGTTTATCGCCTAAAGCAAAATGGTGCGACAGACGCACAAGTTCGTGCTGCAACGAGAATAGCGCGTCTTACTGAACTCAAAGAAAAGGACATACAAACTAACAAGCGCCTAAATGGTAGCTTGCGTATGATCCGTGGTGGCTTTGGTCAGGTCGGTCACCAGCTCCAAGATATTACGATCCAAGCACAGATGGGCACAGATTCGTTCATCATCTTAGGTCAGCAGGGTTCGCAGATTGCTTCTTTGTTTGGGCCAGGCGGTGCCATGATGGGTGCTTTGCTTGCTGTTGGTGCAGCCTTTGCGAGCTATGTGAAATCTAGTAATCAGGCGTCGGATAGCTTAAAAACGTTAAAGGAGCGTGGAGATGAAGTTGCCGAGATGTTTAAAGATGATCTCTTTAGCGCAACCAGTGACGTCACTGCTGGCTTCATTGATTTAGCAAAAGCGTCTAAGTCTTTAGCAATAACAGAAGCACTTATTTCCCAAGGTAAAGCGACACAAGCTCTTGCGGATGCACAGCGTCTCGTGAACAGAGAATTCACATTTACGAAAGAAGTTTACAGCAAGGCTACTGACAGCTCGAAAATGGTAGAGCTGTCTATCGCAGAAATAGCTGATAAATATGGCGTTGCGATAACGCGAGCGGCTGAGTTCAGAACCGTATCTTTAGCGTTGATGCAGGATCTTAATAAAGGGCGTGATGCTTTCTTAGATTTTGTTAATACAGAGGAAATTGAAGGCAGGGCGACTCCAGCGTTGTTGGAGTTGCGTGAGAGCGTTAAAGAGTTCGCTAAAGAAGGATTGCAAGCAAGGGTTCAGTTAGAAAGTATTGAGAATGTCCTATCTCGCTTAGGAGAAGAGGGGCCACTAAGCGCCCTAGAAGATCCAAGTTCTGAAAAAGCTCTACAAAAAGCCAGAGACACACTAGAGCAAATCAACACTAAGTTTGATACTGGCGCTAAAAAAATACGCAACACTTATCTCGCTGCAATGGCAGAGGCAGAAAAGGCGCATAACATACTAGGTAGCACTGCTGAAGAGCGCATGGCTACTGAAGAACAGTTAATGTCTCAGTTAAGCAATGCACTGCTTAATCATGAGCAAAAACGCGCAGATGCAGTATTAAAGCGTCAGCAGGATGAAGAAAAGGATCAGCAAAGACGTCTTAACAATATTAACAAGGTAACAGTCGCTGAAACTAATGCGATTGCGCAGATTAATGCCGAGCAGAAGCGTAAACGAGACAGAGTTTTAGCTAACGTAAACGAGACTAGCGAAGTGCAGGCTGCTGCAGCTCTTAAGTTGGCGGCAATAGAAGCAGAGAGGCAAAGAAGACTGGATCAGTACCATCGTGAAAGAGTCATGATGGAGGAGGACGAAGCAGAGAAAAAGTTTCAGATACAGCAGAAAGGCAAGCGCAAAATAGAAGACATGATGAACGATGGCACAAACAAGTACATCGAGGATCTACAGCGTCGTGCGTATGCACTAGAGTCTGCTTTAGCGCAGAACTTCATCACCGAAGCTGAACACATGGAGTATCGTAAGCAGTTACAGACTGAATACGCTAATCACCTGTTAGACGAGAATCTGAAGATTGTAGGCGGTCTCAAGAATGTAGAAGACAGCTTTGTTAATGCCTCTCACGCCTTCATCACTGGCGCTCAGAACGGGACTGAGGCTATCCAGCAGTTTGGTCGCGCCATTGTTGACGAGCTTATTAAGAGCCTTGTGCAGATGGGCGTTGAGCACGTCAAGCAGATGGTCATTAAGAAGCAGATTGAGGCTAAAGGTTTGGGTGCCTCTGTGGCTATGAATGCTGGTGCGATGTCAGCGATTGCTGCCGCATCCGCTCCTGCAGCGGCTCTGGTGTCTCTGGCTACAGCAGGCGGTAACTCCGCCCCAGCGGTTGCTGGTATGGGTACTGCATTTGCTGCATCACGCGCTATGTCACTTGCTTCGTTTGATGGCGGTGGCTTTACAGGCATGGGCGCTCGTGCAGGTGGTGTTGACGGTAAGGGCGGCTTCCCAGCAATCCTTCACCCGAACGAAACAGTCATTGACCACACTCGAGGCCAAGGGCAAGGTATTACCATCATTAACAACATTGACGCATCAGGTAATCAGGATGTGGACGAGAAGATCGCTATAGCGGTTACACAGTCGTCTCGTCAGACAGTCGAGCAAGTACACAACATGATGCGTAGAGGGCGTATGTAATGGCAACGTACAACTTCCCTAGCATCACACCTACGTCGCAGACGTTCGAGCTGGTGACTAATACAAGGCAGTTTCAGAGTCCGACTAGCGGTGCAGTGCAGACGCTCTCGCGTAAGGGATCGTTCTGGAAAACACGCATGACGTTCAGCAATCTGTCAGGTAGTGACAGAGCAGAGATGCAGGCTTTCATTGCTAAGATGGATGGTCAGACACATCGCATGAGGCTAGAGGATTACGGTCGAGTGCGTAACGGTTCGGCTACTTCACCACAAAGTGTTCTTGTAGCTGGTGCTGGTCAGACTGGCTCGTCTATTGACCTAGATGGCGCTACAGCTAGCGTAACTGACTTCTTTAAGGCTGGTGATTACCTATCGTTTAACAATGAGCTGCACATGGTTACAGAGGATGTAGATTCAGATGGGTCTGGCGCTCTTACAGTGAGTATCGCACCGCCCATACGAAAGCCGACCGATAACGATGACGCTGTTCAGATATTTTCGCCCTTTGGTGTTTTTATGATGACTAACACGCCACGATGGAATACTGAATCTAAGTATATAAGCTCGATCACGATTGAAGCTATCGAGGATGTGCTGGCATGAGTCGAGGTCTCTCTACAGCGGTTGTTAATGCACTTAAGGCGGATGTTGTACGTCCTGTTACGTTCGCTAAGCTCGACTTCTCTAGTAGCACGCTTTACTTGCACGATAGTATCGGCACATTCACTTGGGGTGGTAATGACTGGTTAGGTGTTGGCGACTTTGGATCGGTTTCTAGTATTGAAGAAGGCGCTGATATTTCTCCCTACAACATCACTCTAACGCTATCAGGCATTGACTCTACGATCTCAGATATTGGTACGGCAGGGACAGAAGACTACTTTTTGCGTGACGTAGATATCTATCTTGGCTTGTTAGATGAAGACGAGTCTTTGATAGAAGACCCTAATAAGATTTGGTCTGGCTTCATGGATGTTATGACGCTGACTGCTGGTACTCAAGGTGATGATCTTATACAGCTCACTTGTGAGTCAGAGATGGCAAAAATAAACCGTTCCCGTAATCTGAAATACACGCACGCAGAACAGCAGCGCGTTAATTCTAGCGACCTATTCTTTGAGTATTTGCACGAAATAACTGGTGTGAAGATCCTTTGGAAGGATAAGAATAGCGGAAATTTAGGAGTCGGAAATGGCTTTGGCGGTGGCGGTGGAGGCGGCGGTGGCGGCGGTGGCGGAAGAGAACCGTTTATCGATCCAAGTCAGCTCCCCTAAGATATTTAACGCTCTCAATAAGTGGGAGAAAGGCGAATTTGAGTACGGCACGCGAGACTGCGTAGTCTTTACCTCCTTTATGATCAAAGAGCTTCATGGTCTTGATTACAGCCATGAGCTTATTTATGCCACTGAGCAACAGGCTTATGAGATCATTCGTTCACATAATGGGTTTGAGAATCTGATTGATTCTGTGCTTGGAGCGCCTGTGAATGAACCTATTTCTGGTCATCCCGTCATGTGTGATTTACCTCGTATCGGACTGCTGATGGGGGTAAAATTGGGGGAGTCAGTGGCCGTTGTCACTAAGCGCGGACTCACGACGATACCAGATAGATACATCGTAAGGAGTTGGGAATGCCATCAGCAATAGCCGCTACAGTCACTTTCTTAAAAACTGTCGGATTAGCAGTAGGCGGCCTTAGTATTAGCGCTGGAACGGCTCTAGCTATTGGTGCTGCAACCGTCGTAGCTGGCGCTGTCGCTGCCTCAAAGCTCATAGCCGAGCTTTATAAGGTTCCGAACCTAGATAGTGACCGTAGCCGCCAAGCTACTGTAAGAGGCACTGTAGAGCCACAGAAGCTGATCTACGGTCAGGCGCTTGTATCTGGCCCTATCAGCTTTGTCGGCGTTGCTGGCACTGATAATCGCGATCTTTATCACAGTATTGTCTTAGCGGGTCATCCGTCTGACTCTATCTCAGACATTTACTTTGACGACGAGCGCATTCAGAGCGCGCATATAAATGCGTCTGGTAACGTCACAACAGGTACGTTTGGCCCGAAAGATGGCACTACAATCTGCGTCATAAGAAAGCTGACAGGTAGCCAGACCACAGCGGACTCCTTATTAGATGGCGCGTTTTCTACGATCAATTCCAGCGAGCATATAGGCACGAACCTTACCTATATTGTCACTAAATTTACTCTGACTGAGGATAGCCAAGAGACTTGGGATAAGTTCATGCCCAACGATATCAAGGCTTTGGTTAAGGGCAAAAAGATCTATGACCCACGTCAGGACAGCACTAGCACCTATTACGACTCTGATTTAGTTGGGGGCGTTAGCACACAGCGATCAAACGACTCTACGACTTGGGAATGGTCAGAGAACCCCGTCTGGTGTCTTATTGACTATCTCACGGATGATCGCTTTGGGATGGGCATCGCCTTAGATCGCATTGAGCTAAGTAAAGCCGTAGATGCTGCGAATGTCTGTGACTTCCCAGTGAGCGTGCCTGGAGGGTCAGAGAAACGTTATACCTGTAATGGCGTTATCTTTGGCACAACTACTCACAAGACGAACATCAATAAGTTGCTGTCGTCGATGAATGGAATGCTTACTTACACAAATGGTAAGTACGTCATTAGAGCGGGTGCATTTGAAGCGGTCGGCTCTGGGATGACACTGACTGAAGATCACATGATTGGGCCTGTTAAGCTCAAGACCTCATTCGAGCGTGGAGAGCGGTTTAATACCATCACAGGTACGTTTGTAGATCCAAGCAAGAATTACAAAGAAATCGAGTTCCCAAAGGTTCAGATCACTAGCGCACTGACTCGTGATAATAATGAGGAATTGGTACAAGAGCTTAAGTTGAGCATGACCAATAGCCGCTACATGGCACAGCGGATTGCTCACAAGCTAATACAGCTGAGTGACCTACAAAAGGTACTTACGTTCCCGACTAACCTAGCAGGCGTGAATATCTCTGTCGGTGATCGTGTCAACGTAACACTCTCTGAGTTTGGCTACACCAATAAGACATTCGTATGTTTGGGCTGGACGCTAAGTGAGTCAGGCACTGGCGGTGTAAATCTTACGCTGCGTGAGGACGACTCTTCATCGTATGCGGATCTGGCACAGAGCGGCTATTCCACGGTTACTCCTGCTGGTGGTATACAGCAAGGGTTCTTTGGCGTACCTGATCCTAGCGGGCTTGATGCTACGGCTCACGTCGAGAGTATTGAGCTAGACTGGACTAACCCTGCGAACATGACAGGCATCATCGCCATCGAGGTGTTTGCATCGCCTAACTCAAGCTGGTCTAGCGCGGTCAAGATTGGTGAGACCATTGGAACGCAGTTTATTCACGATGAGTCTAATGGTGTTGATTCTATTGCAGAGGGTGATCAGAGGTACTACTGGGTTCGAGCACGTCGATTCCCAGCGGGAGAAGGCACAGATGCTGTATCGGATAGAAACCCTGATAGCGATACTAGTACCGTACAGGCCACGAAGGGCGCACTTGGCGCTCTATCTGGTTTAGATACAGTCGGTGATGCTGAGATTGATGATAATGCGGTTGGTGCAGATCAAATCAATGACGATGAGGTTCTACATGAGGTTCCGTCTCAAGGTCTGACATATTACTGGCCCTGTAACTCTATTGAGGATTTAGACGGCGACGGAGAGGAAGAGCTACAAGAAGTCATTTCGGGTAAGACGGGAATTCATAGAGGCTCGACAGCGCCAACAATAAGCACAGACTCGCCATCAGCTAAGTCAGTTCAAAGCAACACCAACAGTGGATTTATACTACTTAACGACACAGACGCGGATGCGCTGGAAACGGCTGACGGCTTTGCATGGTCATTCTGGTTTAAGTCTGAAACTTCATCAGGCACCAGTCAAACTCGCATTCTTACAAGGGACGCTTCTGATGGGTGGGCGGTAATACTCAATCAAAGTCAGTCTGGTGATCAAGCTATAACGCTTTACGGTGAGCCAGGCACTGAATCAATGGGCGTCGTCGCGCAGGGCGAGTGGCATCACTTCTGCTTGAGTGAAGATGGTAGCGGCACTCTTTCTGGATATGTGAACGGCGAGCTTGTTAGCACAGAGTCATATACACCGGTGGTTTCCTCGCGCCCTGTTGTAATTGGCTGTAACACGGAAACAAACATCAGTACGGGCAGTGAAAACTTCAACGGCAAGTTTACAGAGATTCGCGCTTACAACAGAGCATTGACGGCGCAGGAAGTGCGCGGTTTGTATAAGGTGCCAGCAGCTAGTGCGCCAGCAGAGGTTGACGGCGACATGATTGTCGATGGCAGTTTGGTCGCGGCCAAGATTACCGTGGCTAACCTAGCTGAAATAAATGATGACGTGGGCACGATTACTGGTGGTTCAGTCGGTGGAACAACAATCACATCGACTAAGTTATACCAAAGCACAGGTACAGGTACATTTGAGGGATCGGATACAGGGTTTTATCTAGATAGCTCTGGACAATTCAGTCTTAAAGACAAGCTAAGTTTTAATGGTACTACCTTAAATGTAGACGGCGATATAAAAGCCAATATTTTGAACGTGCAAGAAGCGTCAATATCAGGCGTTTTAACGGCAGGAGCTTTAGCAGACGGCAGTGTTAAGACTGAAAGCATATCTCAAGAGGTATGGAATGAAATCGAGTCTCGCGTAGGCTCTACCAGCGCAAGCACAGGATTTTTTGCAGAAGCAAACGGCAACATCACAGGCGGAGATTTAACGCTTACAAGTGGAGCAACTGCGCTTGCCCACGAAACAGGTCAAACGATTTATTTTGAGGCCGACTTAATTTACGCATGGTCAAGTGGCACTAGTGTCAGCGGTGACGACCTCAAGATAGACGTAAAGTTTCAGCATGACACCAGTAGCTCATTTAGTAGTCCAACCACGGTTTACACGCAACAGATAACAGTTACTCGATCACAGTATTTTATTGGGTTCTTATACGACATAAGCGATAGCGTTCAGTATCAGCTGACGGGCCTTGCGGCTGGGAACTACTATTTCCGCGTATCTCTGGAGCCTGTAGGTGCAACACCTAATGCGTTCTCTATTGCGTTCTTAGGTGTGCCCGCCACGTTTCAGGTTAATGAGATTGGCACGGGTAGCATATCGACATCAGGTAACGCTGACACGCTTGACGGCTTGCAGGGTAGTCAGTTCCTACGCTCTGACACCGACGACACCTTTGATGGCGATTTGACCATTACAGGTCAGCTAATTCTTAACGGCAGTATTGACCAGTACAACGTCACAGATCTGGATGTAACTGACAAGACCATCACGGTCAACGTCGGAAACACTCAGGCGCTCAGTGACGGCGCTGGTCTTATCGTAGATCGCGGAACTGCGGCTGATGCGTCTATTTTATGGGGTGAGATAAACGATAGGTTTAATGTCAGTCACCCAGTGCAAATCACTAAGTCAGCAATTAACGGGGAGTTGTTGCACCTTAAAAACACCTATAACGGCGGATATCGTGACGATCTAATCATCGAAAACACTAACGACCGTGACGCTGGCCTAACGATTAAAACGGCTGGTGGTCAGTATGAGATGTGGGTCGATTCTAACGGTGACGACAGTTTAATTTTCTCCGCTGGTGATAACACTACCGATATCACGATGGAGCTTTATCAAAACAAGAATGTCGATATCGGTGGCAACTTAGATGTAAGCGGCACGGTCACATGGTCAGGCGGTAGCTCGACTAACGCCAACACAGCTTACACCTACAGCCAAGTAGGTCACTTACCCCTTACTGGTGGCACCTTAACCGGCAACATCATCACTAACAACAGCTCCCGCATTGAGAACGGCAGAATCTCTATGGAGGCTGATGGCACGTTAGATTGGGGTACGAGTAAAGACTACGGCACTTTGACGTTTGCTACAGACAAAGCGGTTGTTCGTGGGCAATCAGGTAAGGCACTTGAATTCCAAACAGACGGTAATACCGTTGCGTTTACATTAGATACATCTCAAAACGCAACTTTTGCTGGTGACATAACAAGTGGCGCTATCGATGCCACTGGCAACTCTGCATTTGACAAAATTGACATAGTCAACACCGATCAAACTGAGATGCTACGTATCCGCGCTGACGACACTATTTCTAATACAGACTTCAACGCTTTGTTCATCGACCACAACTCAAGTGGCAGTCAGGCTCACACGACTGACAATACACATCGCGCTATCCTCGTAGACATGGATAGTTCAGCTACCGGCGGTGACACAAATAACGAACACAGAGTGAGAGGCGTAGAGTCACACGTTAGAGTTACAGGTGACAGCGATCAGGTTTTTGGCGTTTTCGGTTACGCAGAGGGTCAAAATAGTTCTGGCACAGTAACTGAAGTCACAGGTGTATATGGTCAAGCCGTAGCAGACGAGGTTACAACTGGTCGCGTTACGGGTGCTTTCGCTCTGCGCGGCATTGCTTATGGTTACGGACAAGGCACTGGCGATACGACTGCATTTTACGGTATCCACTCAAAGGTACATTTAACGACCGCACAAGATAAAAATTCGGGTGCGCTTTACGGTGGTTTCTTTGATGTAGAAACTGACGATCCAGGTCAAGCGCAGACGACTGGAAATATCTTCGGTGTGCGTGCCACTTGGGACGACGACAGTGGCGGCAACGTCACAGCAAGTAACGCATACCTGTTTTACGGAAACTACGAAGGCACTAACAATGTAATCGGCGGCAAATACGGCGTTTACATTGCTGCTGATTGTGAAAACCGATTTGCGGGCATGGTTCGAACCAACAGTCAGTTCAACGTCTCAGGTACAACAGTCGTCAACTCAGATCGCAACGGCATCTTTACTGCCATTAAGCATGACAACACCTTAGATGTAGTCATCGACCTCGACAACAACACTTACGTCACAATTAATAACCCAGACGGCACTGAGGCCATAAAAATAGGTGGCGGTGGCAGCACTGACGCCAAAAATACGTATAGCAACGACATTCACCGTTTCTACAAAGCAGACGGCACATATGAGTTGGCACAGTTCTATCAGGGCATGGCTGACTTTTACAACAACGATGTGCGAGGCGAAGGCTTTTACATGTCTGCGCTAAACATTAACGGTGCAGCCTCTGGTGATACGTATTTTACAGGCGGCACAGCCAACCAGCGTCGTCTAACCATTACTACTAGCGATGTGGGCGCAAACGCTAATGCCAAGCACACATTTAAAGTCGGCTCAGCATCGGGCCAAATGGTTTTTGGTAACGACACGACGGCAGATTTGCTGACAGTTGCAACGGGCGGAATTACGGTTAATGGGAGCGTAACTGCTGATTCAATTGTCGTTGACGGTATCGA